AGGGTCGGTGATCTGCTGGAACACGTCAGTGTTGGCGTTGTAAATGTAGCCTTGCGGGTTAGCCGCAATAAATAGCTGCGTGCCATTGTCAGCCATGCTGACAGGGCCAGAGCCGCCTACAGAACCTTTAGCTACCGCGTTCCAGCTACTGTCGATTCGGTACAGCGTATCGCCAGACACGGCGTAGCCATAGTCGCCATATGTCCACAGCCCGCGAATAGGGCCATCGCCAACGGTAGCCAACACAGTCAATCCCGGCGCGCGCTGAAGAAACGCGGGTTCCTTGCCGCCTTCGGCGACAATCTCTGGAAACAGATTGACCATGCGGTTGTCGGCGGCGTTGACGCTTCTAGCGACATACGCCGACCCAAGGATCGGCGTTTTCATTTACGTCGTTACCGCTTTGATTACCGCAAAAGAAATTACAATAGCCTCGCTCAATGAACCAGCGGTAATGTTTCGCACGTTAATGCTGGCTGAACCCGCGGCGGACTGAGCATTGAGCAGGTAAGACCCTGCCGTACCAGCGCGGATATGGTTCAATATTAAAATATCGTTCGCCTCAATAACGGTGTTAGTTAATGTAAAGCTGACCGTAGTATCTGCGGCAAGCGCGGCGGCGTTTAGCGTAATCTGGCCGGTTGACTCGCTCAACGTCACGCCGGTTGCCTTGCTGGTAGCTTGGGTAACTGTTCCGCCAGAGCCGGTTGTGTAGCCAAGTTTTCCAGTGCCGCTAATAACAATGTTTCCTGTAACGCTTAGACTTGTGCCGGTTGCGGCGCCAAGCACAGGAGTTGTTAATACCATAGATGTGCTGGTGCAATTCGACAGGTTACCGCTGGTTGGCGTTCCTAATATCGGAGTTGTCAACACCATAGATGTGCTGGTGCAATTCGACAGGTTACCGCTGGTCGGCGTTCCTAATGCGGGCGTAACAAACGCGGGGCTGGTGAATAGGTTGGTTACGGATAATTGCTTAGTTGTACTGGTCGAAGCCTGAACAATCGGCAATACATCAGCGCCAGCTTGCGAAGCGGCAACCGGCAGCGCGGAGATAGCAATATTAGTCATTTAGTAATTCCCTGCATAGATGTTAAAGCGTTGGCGTGAAGCAATAAGGCTGTACGGTACAGACATAATGTCATCAGGGTTGTTGATGCGTTTAATGTTACGCTTCGAGGACATAGCAATGCGGCGGACCTGTGCCGACGGTTCCTCACCAAACTCAGGCGCCATTTCGCACGCCAAGTTATAGCGGAACGCACGCAGATAGCCGGGAGGAAAACTCAATACGGTTGCCAGCGTTGCAGGCTGCGTAAGTTCTTCAACCGAAATAAAATGCCATGTCAGGTCGCGCGTAGGGCGCGGGTAGATAAACATTTCAATGTCTGGGTATGTCATGTTGACAAAAATAACTTGCGGGAAAGTAGACGTTACAGTCTTGACCGCGATGCCGTCATACTGCTGCTGGTTAATCATTTTAATGCCGTAGCTGACGCCAGTGCCGGGATCGACAAAGTACGTTGCGTCATCAAGCAGGACAGGGCGGTTGCCGACAAAGTTGCCGGTCGGCCCAAGCGTGCGGCTGATGATGCCCGAAGGCCATGTGAATACTTGGTCTTGTGTTGAGAAAACGGACAGACGCTCTGTGTTCCAGCTATCAATCATCTGGTTCATAGCGCGCAGTGCGTCTTGCGACGTTTCAGCCGATGGAACTTCGCCTTCTGCCAGAACGCCTAGCAGTCTAAGCGAACCGTTAATTATGTCCCCAGCCGTAGTCATGCCAAAATCCTCGCAAAAAATCTAAAAATGGACGGCCCGAAAGCCGCCCAAATTAATTATACGCAGTGCAGAATAGCAAAGTTAATCACTACTGCTTCTGACAGCGTACCGCCAGAAATGTTACGCAGGCTGATGCTGACAGAGCCAGCAGCCAGCGAGTTAGCAAACACGTTGTATGATCCAGCAGTCGCTTGGCCGCCAGAGATAGTAAGAATAACAGTGTCATTTGCAGAAATGAAGCTGTTGTTCAGCGTGAACGTAGCGTTAGTGGCAGTAGTCAGCGACGCGTTGTTCATGGTGATACGGCCAGCAGGCTTGTTTAGCGTTACGGCAGTTGACTTGTCTGTCGCCTGTGTAACCGTACCTTGTGCTGCAGCGGTGTAGCCGATTTGCTCATCAGCCAAGACAAATTGCGCGCCAATAATGTCTTGGTCGAGGTAAGCAACACCAATAGGTTTTGTATTGGGCATTAGTTTTCTCCTAAAAAGGATGCCCCGACCGTAGCCGGGGCAAACCTATTAGCCAGCGATACGGTACAGGTTGTACGTAGCTTCGCCAGTTTTAACAGCACGGAACAATACGCTGCGCGATGCAACGCCTGCGCCGGAGCCAACCAACGTCCAGCCAGTGCCTACTACGATAGTAGGTACGCCAGTGCTGGTAGCAACCAAAGCAATATCAAATGCTGAGTTGATTTTTGCGCTGCTGATGTCAGCGTTAACAACGGTAACCGCAGGAAGTGTAAGGTCTGCTGTCGACGCCGAAGTGTAGACAATAAGACCACCAGACAAATCAAGAGTAGTTACTGTTGCTGCCGCGGTGTACGCAGTAGGAACAGGAGACGTTGACAGGTTAACTTCGGTGAGGTTGCCATCACCAAGTTGATAGCCGCCGGCGCCATTAGGTAAAGTAGGCATAGTAAAAATCCTTCAAAAAGTGTGGCCCTCGGCGAACCGAGGGCCGTGTTAGATTAACCCCACATCCGAACAGCCATCTGCGGACGGATCGTGCTGTAGCCATACAGAACGTCAATACGGCAAGGCATACGGTCGTTGTTGATGTCGTACTGACGAACAACGCGGAGCGAAATGCCGTTATGCACCTGACGCGAAGCCATATCTACGCCCTGTGGGAGCAGAAGGTCGGCGGTTGCGAAAGTGATAGCGTCCTTGTGGTAGATAAGGTTCTGAGCATATTGCGTAGAAGCCGTACCAACAAAGATGATTGCCTTAGAGTTACCGGGCAGAGTGTTAACCGTAGCAAGTGCGTGTGTTGCCGAGTAGATTGCAGCAACAGTTACGTTACCAGCGCCAGCGCCACTGAGTGTGACATCAGCAAGAGCAACAAACTGGAACAACGAGCCAGTGCTTTCACGAGTTTGTGGGTTGACTTGGAAGCAGTCAGCAACAGTGAAAACGTCGCCAGCCTTAACCGTAGCAGATGCGCCAGCGCCAGTGATGGCGATGGTGGTTGCACCTTCAGTGGTAACAGCCGCCGAAGTCGTGCCGCCAGTTGCAGTACGCGAACCAGTGGTGAACTGCTTGATGGACTGCGACATATTGATTTCGTCGAAACCAAGTACGCCAGTACCCATCATGCCGTTCTTGAACTGCTTGCTGATCGTGTCGGTTGGGTTGAATAGACCCTTCAGACCTTCAACCAAACCAGCGTTGGCGGCTGGGTTAACAGTCGCATAACGTGGCGACATTACAGCAGCGTTTTCGTTCAGCTTCTGTTGTGCAGCAAGAAGAACAGCCGAAGTCGATGGCGTAGTACCGGGCGTGCCGACCGTGTTACCGATGGTCAGATACGAGTTAGCAACGTCAGCGTCGATGCTGGCAGCAAGCTGCGAGATACGTGGCTTGAGAACGCGGTCAGCAAAGTCATCCAACTGCATCGTCAATTCAGCAGTGGTGAAGTTAACGCCAATGTGCTTCTGGGTGGAAACAGCAAGAGTTGTGAACTGTTCGTTGTCATCCTGTACCTGAAGGGCTGCGCCGTCAGTTACAAGCGCACGGTCTGGAAGACGGATACGCAGGGTTGAGCCAATTTTAGCACCTTCAACAGCAAAGCTGTCGTCGTACTGGCGGTTTACGTTACGTGTCAAAACAAGGTTGTTTTCGAGAATCTCAAGCGCCTTACGCGTGATCATGTCGATGGTTAAAATCGAGTTACTCATGGAAATAATCCTAAATTATCGGTTGCGTTGTGCCTCATACTTTTTGACCTGACGTTGCCGTTCTGCCTCAATCCAATCTGACGTACTCATGGACTTTACTGACCGTGGGTCTGTCGTATCAAATGTCGGCGCACCAGCGGTGCGGGCATTGACAGGAGCAATAGGTGCAGGGGCGTTAGATGTTTTTTTGAATGTAGGTTCGGCTGAAAGCCTTGCCTCAATCATTCCAATTTCCCTAGCTTGCAAAATGGGGTCTAGACGCGAAATACGCTGGGCATCTTTAGTGTTGACACCTAAGTGATAAATCACATCGGGGCCAATGTCGGACGCTTGTATTGCCATTGCCATCGCGTCGGTAATTGGAAGGTTGGGGTTGTATGCGACTTGTTCAAAGTCATCATACTTGTCCCGCGCTGCCTC